ATGCATGACAACCCTCTACCCGTCATGATCCTGATGATGTGTCAGCCATGGACTGATCGCTTCCCCGACATCACGCCCAATGCAGCGAAATATGCGATCAGCGAGGATGGTGATGAACGGCTGAACGATGTGCTGAAAATCCTAAGACGATACCCCAACGACTACAGCTATAAGTTCTTCACTGAACGAGAGGATGACGCAGAGACGATTGCGGTCCTGAAAACGTTCTATGGAGACATAGCGTTCTATCAACACGCGGTGGTCGCTTGGGTAAAGAGTGATAGGTTGGCCAGTGTGTTGAATGAAGCACTAGATAAATGACGCCATCATTCCTCTAAGGCAGGGCGCTGAATTCGGCTGACCATAGAGACCAAATCTGGATATCGTTGCATACCATCAAGAGACGGATTTCCATTCGGCCCGTAGCCTTGGATTGCTGCACTTTGAAATGCGTTCCGATCGTCGATTTGACATAGCAATTCGTACGTCATCTCGGAAGCGGCTTTGAGTTGCCCTGCCGCAACCTCTAAACGACAGTCGATGCTTGAACTACGCCTATGAAAAACTCGAAACTCCCAACGGGCAACGCGGACTGCGGTTGGTAATGACCCCTTCGGTAATCCTTTCATTGTCCCAATTGCGAGCGGTATGAGAAGCGGCGCAACCAAATTCTTATTCTTCGATAGGCTGGCGCAGGTAGCAAGTATATCAATCAGCTCTATCGCATCTCGTGCCGACAGATCATACATATACAGATATTCAGAAACTAGTTGTGCAAGAGTAGGCTTGTACGGATTGGATGCGTAGACAGCCATTTGATAGAATGAAAAATCATCCTCTGTTATAGCAGTTTGCTGCAATAGAGATTGCACATATGCCACATGCTCTGCGTCTTTCAACGTGTACCGCCGTTTTATAAACCTCTTGAGATATGATGGGCCATCGAAGTTAGCGCCATAGGCAGCATTGACGGAGTGGGCCAACTGCTGCCCGTGCATTCCGAAAATGAATACTAGACCTGCGACGTCGAACAGGTGCTTGATTTCCTCCAGTAGCTTTATCGCATATGTGGGTCGGCAACGATCCAGCTCGTCAATGACGATGACGACAGGCGGAGAGCTTCCCGCCTCTGTAACATTTTCTACCATGGCTTCTAAACAGGTCTTGAGGTCTGCGATGGCCTTGCGTCCCTCGCGATACGACGTGACCCGATCAGCCATCAATTTGTCTGGGGCAACCTGCTTTAGGGTTTGCTCCGTGCTTTCAACAGCGTCCTTGCCAAGTTCCTCCAAGCTATTTTTGATTGCGTCTCCAACGTCCTCATCCACATTGGTTAGAACGTCTGACAATGCCTCTACGGAACCCCCAGTTATAGCTAGGCCAAGCAGCCGCTTGAAGACCCCTACACCCGCTATCTTCGCTACTTTACCTGACTTGTCGAGAATGCCGCGCCAACTCTTTTCGAGTTCTGCCGACTGCCGGAAGTACGGCGCCAGCGCCTCTGTCAGTGTCGCAACCAACGCAGTCAGCGGATCGTCTGCTATGTCATCAGACCAAGCGTCAATGTAGGCCACAGGATGGGTTATTCTAAGCTGTTCGGCAAGGTGCTTGAGGAAGAATGTTTTCCCCTGACCATAACCACCATCAATGGCCAACGTGAGAGCGCCTTGATCCACTCGGATTAGAGCAACGTCCGCAAAGCCTTCCACATATGAACAAATCAGATTTGCCTCTTCGCGACGATCCAACATGTCATCATGCCAGATAGCGATACAGGCCTGCTCATACTCATCTGCTGTCATGTCGCCCCCTAAGTAAAAATATGCATCGTGACAGGCGGGCTAACAGACAAGATCATGCGCCTTCCGCACCAAATTGATGCTATATCGCGTGTCCGGCCGCTGACCAGATTGAAGTGATGAATGCTGCCCTGAGCCACTGAACCCCCAATGTTTCTGTAAATAGCTTTGAAGTCTGTTCACAGCAACGGGAGAAATGCGTGGCAAAAGTGGCAAAACCAAATGGTGCGGTAGCGTTGAGTAAGAATGCGGGGGAAGCGTCAGGGGCGATGGTGAAGGCGTCGAAACGCACTCGGAAGCAGCCCTATCGTCGTACTGAGAAGCTAGAGAATGCGATTTTATCAAGGCTTGCCTGCGGCGAGAGCCTAATCGCAATCTGCCAAGACCCAAAGATGCCAGCGCGCCAGACCGTGATGACATGGATGACACTCGACCCTGAGTTTGAAGCCATGATGGACGATGCCTACAAGTGGAAGGCCCGCTATTTCGGAGAGGCCATCCTTGATGTCGCGGAGGGCGGCACTCTCAGCACTGGCGACATTCGCCGGGATGAGTTGAAGATCAAAGCCTTGATGTGGCTCGCGGGCAAATACAACCGTCGACTATTCGGTGACGCTGTTGAGGTCGCGCACAAGCATGAGGGTCTCCAGATCAACATGCCCGCCGAATGGATGGCTGGTGAGATTATCCCAACCTGTCAGCCTCAAGTCATTGATGTTGATATCAAGTCCTCCGGTGGGACCGTCGAGTAGTAGAACTGCCAGTCAAGTAAATCGTTCACGGTCGCATTTCAGTTCATCGCAGCTTTCGTTCAGATTATCGCAGTTGCGAAATATCTCATGGACGGGCCGTGTAAAAATGGCATCATTCAAGCCGCGTTGGGGGAGCCTTTCAGGAGGTCAACAATGGAACTATGCTTTGATCGCGCATACTATGAAGCTCGTCTTGCTAGAGCGTTGGAATTGGCCAACTCTGCCACGATACCGTCTATACGCAAGATCCATCTGATCCATGCCAGCCATTACGAGGCTGCATTAAATCGATCTATCAAGAGAAGCGCACCAGCTCGCAGAACCCTTGTGAGCGCCTGACACCAATCACGCTACCCAACATGCACCCAAGGACGTCTTGACCCTCCGTGACCCGTCTACGGGCATCGTTCCCGCATACATTCTGTAACAGCAGGACTACCGTTGCACTGTGTAACAGACTGGCACCCAGACTGTCACATCTCCGCTTGCTCTTCAAGTCATGTGACAACACTGCTCACGGGTCTTAAACGTGGAGTGACAACATGATAGTGGGATACGCAAGGGTTAGCACTGCTGGGCAATGCCTTGATGTGCAGTTAGATGAACTGAACGCCAAAGGATGCGAACGCATCTTCTCCGACAAAGCCACCGGCACCAACATGGATCGCTCCGGGCTGGCCCAGATGATGACGTTCGTGCGTGATGGCGATACAATCGTGGTCAGTCGCTTGGACCGGTTTGCCCGGTCACTGAAAGACCTGTTCACGCTGCTCGATCAACTGACCGTAAAGGGTGTGGCATTCCAATGTCTGCATCAACCTATCGACACGGCTTCCTCGACCGGAAAGCTGACGCTGGCTGTCCTTGGTGCCGTTGCTGAATTCGAGAATGATCTGCGCCGGGAACGGCAGCGTGAAGGCATAGCCAAGGCGAAAGCTGCGGGGGTCTATAAGCGCGGGCCGGTGATCGACGCTGCTGAGGTGCTGCGGCGCAAAGATAGTGGTGAGAACCCCTCTGTGATCGCGAGAGCTATGGGTATCAGCCGCATGTCAGTCTATCGAACGTTGAGCGCCAGCGTGGGGTGAAAGGTGGAGGCAGGTTGGAAGGGGTATACCCCAATCCTCTGGTTGGGCCGGGTGTAGCCACAGAAGTCTATTTTCAAACCACAGAAACCGACCGTACCGCTCATATTTTTTAGAACGTTTTCAAAAACCGACCTATCAACCCCTGCTAGGCACCGCTCCGAAATGGCCTGCCAATTTAGCATATTGCACGGCATCATCTTGATTGAATTTGACGATGGCAACCGAAGTCAGTCCGTCATAGAGTTCTGTGTCATAGGTGTAGCCTTGGTTGTCGGACCACTGTTTCAACGCCGAATGTTCCATTACCAGTGCGGACCACAAACGAACCAACTCATGTGTTGCTAATTGCATTTGGTTGCGGCTTACCTTTGCGCCGAACTCAGCATGTCGGTCTGCTACATCACAAAGCCTCTGCCAAATGTCGAGGAACATGGTGCGGCCTTCGTCCGGCAACTGAACATTGAATTTGTAGAAGTCTCCCGCAATTGGGATCAATTCAACATCAAGTGCGCCGTCAGTCGCGACGTTCGCTGCCGCCCATTCCGTTGCCGGTTGAAACGCCTCCCCTATTGCAGCCCTTGCCGCCTTCGTGAGACGGAAGCGCCGTAAAATGTCGTCATAGGGTGGGGTCATGCTGCTTCCCGCCATTCATGCTGGAATAACGACGCCAATTTGTGATCTTCGAAAGTAAGGCTGATTTTCGTGTCGCCTTCACGCGGATGAAATGCAATGACTACGTTGTCCCGATGACCCGCGATCCATTTCCCTAGATCGCTCGCCTCCCAAGCCTTCTTTACAATATGGGTCGTCGTCGTCTTTAATAGTCCCCGCGTGGGATTTGGAACGTTGGTAAGCTCTGCCGCCTTCGCCATCATTTTCGTGCGGCTTTGCTCAGTCAGCCGGAGGGCAGCTACGAAGCGCAAGGGATTAGCGGGATCGGGAAGAACGTAGAAAAGCACGGGCGTCTCCTGTTGTCGGAATTCGATTAGCCGTGCGTTCGTTAAAGGAGCGTTATGGAGATATCTGACGAGGAAAGTGTTTTCATTTCATTGCCAAAATGATTTGGCCGGATATGATCCTAGCATTCCTGAGAAAGGCTACTTATGGCTGGTGTTGACTATGTTGGGCCGACGCCCGTTCCATCCATTGAGGGTATGGACGAGGACGAAGCCGTAGAAACCATGGTTGGATGGTTCCACGAGAATTATGAAGATCCCGCGCAGGAGACACCGTACGAATCTGCTGAGGGCGGCTACCAGTATATTTGGGGCGGCCCTTATGACGCCGAAGAAGAGATATCGGGAGCCTTTCCTGACGCGCCCGAGGATCTAATTAGCCGCGCAATTGAGGAGGTTCAAAGTGATGGCCTCTATGACTGGGCACCGAACGGTCGTCGCATTCAAGAGGTCGAGCCAGACGAAGAGGAGGAGGAAGAACCGGACGTTGACCTTTCAGAACGGCTGAACGCACTTGGCGCGCAGTTGGATCGGATCGAGCAGCACATCGCATATTGGCGCGACCGGCCTGCGGGCATGGGCCATAATGCACCGCCAACAGAGTTTCAGATCACTCCTGAAGATAGCGATCTGGTAGAGGCGGCAGAAAGTGTAGCCGAAGTTCGTGCAGAGTTGGCAAAGCAGGATCGGGAAACGCAAGCCGATCTGGAGGTTGTGCAGCGCGCCGAGAGCCGGTTTAAGAAGTTAGCGGATCGTATCCGCTCATTCTTCAAATGGTCCGCCGTTACCGTAGGAGCATTTGCCGCCGAGTATGTGGCGACGAAAGCAATCGACTATGCCGCCGAAAATCCCGAAGCGTTTTATGCAGCTTTGCAAGGGGCAGGGAAAACGCTGGCGCACTGGAGCCTGAGCCTAATCGGAATGTTTTAGATATTCGGATGCCTCAGATCTGATAATCAATGCCTGGGCAATTCGACGACATCGTCTTCATGGCCGAGTTCAATGCGGTAATGGGTGACATAACGTTCGCAGTAGCAGCGCACACCTTGGAAGTGGAAAGAGAATTCGTCTTCCTCGTAGTCAGGCGACGTTTCGATATCCTCAAACATGAAATCTGCGAGCTTGTTAAGGTCGATCTGACTCTGCACTGGCTGTCTCCATTGTCTGCCTGTGCATGATCTAAAAGACATCGCCTGACTGCCGCGTCACCTGTTTTCTGAACTGATTTGGAGAAAGGTGACTGTAGGCGTCATTGTTCGGATGACTGCCTGATCGATTGGCAGCACAGTGTCTGGGCAACTAAGGAGAACTGTTATGTCCAAGCCCAGCTATCTAACGCTTCATGTACTCAACGCGCTTAACTGCATCTCAACCGAAATCTACGTCCGTACTGCCCTGCGTAACAGTTCGCCCTATGTCGTATCTGTAGCGCGCAGCATTGCGCTCGACGTTCGCCAACTGCGCTTATCGCTGCGCCACACCGATCCCTACAATGCTAAAATCCACCATGCTAATCACAACATGTTCACGCTCAAAAGCGCTGTTGCGTTCGTCAAGTCCCTGTCCCAAAAGTGACCAACATCACCAAGCGCGCAACGCCCGGCTTCACTGCCGATTTTTAGGACGCCGACCTTTTCGACTGATGCGTGGTTCAAAGCCCAGTGTTTCTCCTACCGTCCATCCTGCTTTGAGCCGACCGCCAATGACGTGGTTCGGGATGCCAGTGCGTGCTGCCCAGCCCAGTTGATTGTCGGTGATGCCATTGTAAGTGATCACCATGCCCATCAATCGACGGTCGCCCACTTTGTGTTTGATCGTCGGTTTGCTGGGGAAGCTGTTGAGGGAGACAAAACGTTTTTCATCTGGATCATAGACCCAAGTCTCTGCGTCGGGATTGGTAGCGTATGTTCGGAGTTCATTGCAGATTTCGTTGCGTGTCTTCATGTCGCATTATACTGGCTGCACCCCCGCCTAGTCATTATCTTCCGCCCAATATGGGCGGCTATGGGCAAGGGCAAACATGACAGCGGCGCTGCGACCGATAACCTCAATTGTTATAGTCACACAGCGCCCGCAGGGCGTCATAGTCGCCCGTTTCGGTGCGCGGTAACGTATGCCCGTCTCGTGAAACCATTGCCCTAGCCGACGCTCTATGAAGCCCTGCCAGCCGTCACGCTCCACTTCCCGCTCCAGGTCGAACCCGCCGGGATTGAATAGTGTCACGGTTGTCGGAAAAAATACACGGCGGCGACCCATAGGCTTTGTCATGACGCACTTCCATCATCGCTGTAGTGGTCTCGATACGGGACGATGAACCGCTTGCCATGATAGTATCCCCCATTAATGCGGGGCATACTGTCCTCCCATTCGGCGAGCTTTGCCCTGAGCCGATTTACCTCATCGCCACGATACATCTCCTGCATCTGACGCTTCTGGATTTCGATGGTTTTGCGCAGTAGAATGTTCTCGTCCGTGAGCGCAGTGATATGCTCTTGATCAGTCATTTCGTTACCCCCCATACCTGAACTCTAAGCCGCGCTTCGTCTTCTTCTTCTCAAACGGGAAATCAGCAACGGAGGTAACGAGGTCTGAAAGCTGACGACCAAAACTCGTCTGGTTCGTATCGTAACGCGAAAAGGCATCCTTCTCCCACTCACGGAACCCTAGATGCATATCTTTGGCGAGGGTCCAGTTCTTGATGGTGTGGCCGAATTCAAGCGCCCATACTTCGACTGGGCTTTGGTTGCGATTTTCTTCCTGCTGCTCGACAAGCGTTTCCATCATGCCCGCCGCGATCAACGGGTCTTTCGCGGTTTCATCAACGCTCTGCCATAGTAGCGGCCAGTCGACCGCGTTCAATGCATCCCAATCAGGATCATTGCGCCAGACAAGCTCTGCAAACCGACGCCCGCCCGTTTCGTCTCGGATTAGCTGTCCGAGGCTTTTGTTGGTGCAGCCGATGAACGTCGAGTGATTACGGATTGGCGCGCTGCTGTTCTGCCGCATCGTACGGATCGAGCGCACGTCAGCGGTCAGAACATTTTTCACAACGTCCACGTCCTGCTTCTTAAAGAAGCCCATTTCATCGATGAACAGGATAAGGCTGGACCAGATGTCGGCGGTCTTACCGTCTGTGATGATATTGAAATCCACCTCGCGTTTGAAATGTTCAAGGGGCTTCGTCATAGTCTGGACGAAATGCGTCTTACCTTTGCCCTGTGCGCCCGACAGAACCGGCATCAGGTGGTTCGTGACCGTCATGCCGCGAGCCTTACGCTTTACCTGCCACATGAACTTTTTAATGACGGCGGTTGGAAACCCGATGACTGTTGCGCTGATATCGAAACAGGCCAGTTCCATGTCGGCCCACATTTTTTGACCGATTGGACCAGTTGCCTTGCCCTTTTCATAGCGCACCGAGAACAACGTCTCGACCTTCGTTTGGCGGACCACATCCTCCCGCCAAGTATCGAGAGCATCGCCGATGACGGTATCGCGGTAATTCAGTTCGAACTTCGCGCATAGAAGCCGCAATTCGCGGCCAAAGCTATCGAGGTTGGCGCCCTCCGCGTTCGCTACATCATAGACGAGCTGCGTCACGGCGCTGGTATCGCAATTGCTCGCGTTCACCTCGTCGCCGCCGTCTAGGCGGAAGGCTTTGCTGCGCTTCAACAGGCCGCTGGGTGTCAGCGTAACCTTCTGCGCCTCGGCGTAACGGCGCACCAAATCCTCCGCATCCTTGGGAACAAAGCCCAGCGCGGCTTCTATACGTGCATCACGGGCAATGCGCTTGATGGCCTTGTCGAAGTCGGGCTTCTTCATGACATTGCTGGTGGCGAGCCATTCCCGCAGCGTGCTGTTATCCTCGTTGATGTCTAGCAGGCGCAGCGTGGCCATCTTGTCGATGGGAACGCCGCTCAGCTTGTCGCCGGTCAATTTAGTAATAATTTGGGCGATCATGGCATCGTATGTCGGCGCTGCCACCTGCACCGGCGCTACCGCCGCTACCGTCGTGTCCGGTAATATCGTTAGGTGTGGCTTGGCATCATCTATACAAGTATCGGTCATCTATATCTCCTAATGACAAAGAACCCGCTGTCCGGGTTCGCAATCGGACAGCGGGTCAAAGTTCTTCGTCTTAGGTTAGACGAGGTCCGCTGCCGAAGACGGCAGCTTTGCGAACCTGCGTCTTCATTATTATTTATACAGGATGGAGTTTTTTGGCGTCATTATTGGAATGGTGGGTGCTGGAAGGATTTCCTTGCAGCACCCCAGCACCCTTGCAGCACCCGTTCCAGCACCCAGTTTTTCGCAGTTTCTCTAGTAGAAAATGGGATGGGTGCTGGAAGAATACTATATTTCTATTATTGATAGAAAAATATGACTCTTTTTTTTCTACGATACTACTAAGGAGAAACACCCATTTTTGCAGCACCCGCAGCACCCGCAGCACCCGCAGCACCCAGAGCCAAATAAAGCCCGTGGTTTCTGCGGGGCCAATAAAGATCAGGGCATCCGAACCATGATCCGCATCGCGGTGGTTCCGTTATGCTCGACAATCAGCCCTTCGGCTTCCATGGGGACCGCCGACCGAAGCCGGCGATCCGATAGTCTACCGTTTCGCCAGCATTGAGCGGGCAGCGGTCTTGAGCACCTTCAACTGCTCTCGATATTTCGGCGGGAAATAAATCGCGTCTTTCACGATGCGCAGACTGCGCTTCCGCTCGAGCTTGTGCTTCTTGACCTCATCGTCCCGCCGCTTCAGCTTTTCAGCAGTATCGTTCACCGGCGGCAGGTCGAACAATTCATATTGATGATCCTTGCTCATGCTGCTTCTCCATCATCGAGCGCGGGATCTCGGACCTGCGCGGCTTCCCAACCTGGCGGAGTCAGATTGTCGAAGAGGACATCCACATAATGCATACCCTTCCGTTTGGCGTCGGCACGGGGATATTTGTCCCAGTTGATCGGTCGGGGCTTAGATTTCTCGCCGGGATTTTTGCGACGTGTCATGACCGCACCTCGTCACAGATCGCATAGACCTCCTTGAAGATGTTCGTTCCAGCACGGAGCAAGCGGGCATGAACGGCATCGAGCGCCTCCCAGTCATCGGGGTAACTCGTATACACGTTGAGCCACGGATCAGGGAACAGGGTCTTTTCAATGCTGAAAAGCGTTGCTGCCTTCGCCCCGTAAAAAACCCACGTCATCACACCATAGACGAACGCAGACGCTTCTTGCGAAGGCACCCCAGCGCTGAAATGGACAACGCCGCCGTCATCGCCCCACATCAAGGTTCTACACGGGACAATCGGATACGGGATTGACCAAACCGGGTCACCCGCCATCGGAAGATCGCCTGTCACCGGGTGCGCTCGCCCGACTGTCTGACCCTGAACCAATTGCCCATGAACTTGATAAGGCGGCTTCCCGCCGACCGAATGAGAATGCAGGTCTATCGGTGCGCACAAAAGTGAAGGATTTTTATAAGGCATGAAACCACCAAAACGATAACGCCCTCACGGCCTGCGGACAGGTCGCGGAATACAACATGGGCATTTAAGTCGTATCGGTGGAAGGCCGGGGATCGAGACCCGTGAAGCGCCACTCGCGCCATCCATAAGTCAGACGCCGTAGCGGCTGATGAGACCCCGTCTAAACGAGGTCGCTAGAGATGTCCAGCCATTTTTTCACAAAATATAACGAAAGCAACATCTTACGATAATATAGACTCCCGCTCGCCTACGCGCGCGCGCGAGGCGTGGTCCCTAGCAAGGTGTCTTGCGGGTTTATGGCAGAACGGCGGGACACATGGCCCCGCCGTTGGAATTTACCGCCATATGGGGCTTATTTGCCCTTTTTCCGACGCCCAGCATAGTTGGCGGCTATTTTTCCAAGCACCTCGTCAAACGCGCCCTTCTCAACATCGGCCACGATAGCTTCGATCACTGCCATGAAGTCCTTTGTCGGGATCGCAACTGCGCGCTTTCCGGGCAGCAACTCAACTGCCATATTCCCCATGCGCGCCGTGAATATGGTCTGATCACCCTCCGCTACGAAATGGCGCTTCCCTGCCAGTGTAGGCTTTTGGAAGAGCGCAAGCTGCGACCGGAGATTTGCGACAAAGCGCTCACGTGGAGTAGCTTTGTTACCGGCCTTTGCATCGGCGGGCTTCACGATTTTCTGCCAATCGATCATCTAACTGTTCCTTCTGCATCTACAGCATCGTTGCTGCCCGCTCTCTAACGACGTCATGTGATGCAGAAGTCATCCACTTTTTGGCTCACACTGTCAGATATCTGACTGGCTCAACCGGCGGCGCTGTCATCGCGTCTAACCTATCGAGCACGTCTAAGAAGCTATTCACAGCCTCATCATCTCTCACGTCCAGCGTATAAGCTATCTCAAGTAGCCGACGAGCCATCACCTGTTTGGTGGGGAACGTGATGATTTTCGCTGTCTCATTATTGTTCATGTCTCTACCTCTCACAGTGCAATGTCACTGCTTACGTTCTTACGATGCAACTGCCTAATGGTTATGTCGAGAATTACCGTATAGCGCCCAGATAAGTATGTGATGGCTCCTAAAAGCATTCACATCACGCCCCAGTTGACATTAAACTGCGATCAACTTGCGCTGCTTCGTAAGATCAATACGCCCGCTTATGACTATGTACTTGGCTATGGCGGTGGTGGTTCCGGCAAGTCTCTCGTAATCCAACTGGCGATCATCAACCGCGCTATGAACGCCGCAGGCTCGCGCCATGGCATCTATCGAGATACACGGAACAACTGCCAGCAAACCCTATTCGACAAAACGTTGAAAGAGGTTCTTGATCTCGCTTATCCCGGCTTGGAAGCCAAGCTGAAGATCAACGCGAGCGAGCTAACTGTCACGTTCCCCAATGGCTCCGTCATGCTCTACAACGGACTAGATGACGACAGACTGTTGAAGGTCAGAGGACAGGAATTCCAAACTGTATGGTTCAACGAGTGTAACGCCTTCAATTACACTCAGGTTTCTGCATTGATGAGCCGACTCCGTAGCCCGAAAAAATACGACAATGGCGCTATGATGCACAATTTGTTCGTCGCTGACTGTAACCCAAGATCGAAGCAGGACTGGGAATACAAAGCGTTCATTCTCGGTATGAACCCAACTGACGGGAACGCTTTAGAGGATCATCACCGCTGGTCAGCGATGAAGCTATTCCCGCAGAATAATCTCGACGTATTGGGTGAGGATTATTTGAGACGACAGGCGGCGAGTATGACCGCTGCCGATAGGAAGAGCCTCATTGACGGCGACTGGGCTGATGACAACCCTGACGCGATCTTTACCGCTGCGATGATCGACGCTGAGCGTATCACCAAACCCAGCAGTTACACGATCAAGCAAACTCTCGCACTACCTGAACTGGCAGGCATCCGCCGCATAATCGTAGCAGTCGATCCCGCTGTCACCAATCACAAGAATAGCGATCTTAGCGGCATCATTGTTGCAGCCCTGCTGGACAATGGAAAAGTCGCGATCCTAGCCGATCACACGATGAAGGGTACGCCGGATGCAGTAAGCCAGAAGGTCGTTGATCTGATGGCCGACTGGGGTGCTACCCGCGTGGTCATTGAAAAGAACCAAGGCGGTAATTGGCTTGAGGCGAACATCAGGAAGTTCTTTCCTAACATCGACATCAAGCCCGTGGATGCGACTAGCAGGACCGGAGGTAAGGCCTCTCGTGCTGAACCTGTCTCGGCACAGTATGAGCGGGGAATGATCAGGCATGTGGGCGCGCTTCCTGAGCTTGAAGAGCAGATGTGCGAATTCGGTATGAAGGGCGTCACCAAGTCCCCTGACCGTTTAGATGCGATGGTATGGGCCGTTTGGCATTTGATGGACCTCGCAAATGCTGTCCGTCCGTCGGGAATGTCCATCGTGCCTGTGACTGGCCATTGGCGCTAAACCTTTTCTTGCTCTTCTTACCATGTGACGCTTGATGCCGTTGTGCCCTCAAAAATGGAGAATGGCACATGGAATGGACAGCGCTAATCCGACCTACACAGCTTCAACAGCTCATAATAAATCATGAGCATCAGCAGCCCCTCAAAGGCACCGATCGAGAGCAAGACTTCATGCCAGTAGTCAAGCTGCATGTCCCCCCACACATACTGTCTCTGGCTGCTCAGTGAGTGCGACAATGAGGGTATGGCGTTTGGGCTATGTCAGATACATTGCGCGGAGATCGGATCAGTATGGCTTCCCGAAGTTGCCGACCTAGATATTCAAGGTGTCACAGTTATTGAAGACACGAGGTTTTTAGCCAAGCACACCTTGTCCGAATACGCCGCACTTGCGCGACGAAATGGCGGTCTGTTGCTGCCATAGCCTAGTCATAAAAATGGACAGTGGACTACTATCATAGCCCACTGTCCACCACCGATTGCAATTGCGGCTAAAGGAGTAAGGGCCGCACACATATTTAGCCGTCCAGCCACAGGTAAATATCGCTGTTAATAACAGCAGGTGGCCCATGGCAGATAATCAGAACACACAAAGTCCAGAACTGTCAAAGTGGGCAGAACGAATGCAGATGAACCGGGATTTCATCGCCGGTCAAGATGCAGTGAAAAGCCGCGCACGGGCTATCCACTACATGCCGCTACCAGCGGCGGGCATGACAGATGCCGATTATACTTCCTACCTCAAGCGCGTAGCATTTTTCCCGGCAGCAAGCCGCGTCCATGACGGTTGTGTCAGCCTCATATTCCGCAAAGACCCGATCCTAGAAAGTCCCACGCTACAGGCGGTCAAGGACATCATTACGCAGAACGGTGACAGTCTTGAAACATTCTCAGACGAGGTTGTGAGCGAAACACTGACAACCGACTATTTCGCCATCCTTGTAGATCATCCCGCCGACATGCCAACAGGCTTGAACGCTGCCAATGCTATTGCTTTGAACTGGCGTCCATTCCTCGCTGGCTACCCCTTTGAGAGCATCCTTGATTTTAAGCAGGGCTTGGTCAACGGCTTAAAAGGCTACACCTACGTCAAGCTACGCGATACCGCCCATCAGTATCGTGAACTGAGATTGGTGGACGGCATTTATACCGTCACGATCCATCGCGAAGGCGAAGGTGGCGAGTATGAGCAGGCAAGCAGCCATACACCACGCCGTTTGGGCAAGCCCCTCGACTTCATTCCCTTTGAAATCATCAAGCGGCATAATGGCCCTCTGCCAAAGAAAGCGCTGCTCGAAGATGTCGTGAACATCAACGCCAGCCATTATATTCAGGAAGGCGATCTATCGCAGGCGCTCTATAATTGCTCTGGCCCGCAAAAGGTCGTCATCAACGCTGCGCGGCAGAAAAACCCGGATGGTACGGATAAGGAGCGGAATGAATATCCGGCTGGTTCGCATGTCGTTTGGGAATTGTCGGGTGAAAATGTCAATGTCGATTTCCTCGAATTCACCGGTGCTGGCGTGCTTTCGATCCGCGAGCAACAGAAGGAATTGAAGAGCCAAATGTCGGCGGTCGGTTCGCGTATTCTCGCGGATGAAAAGGCCGTGGCAGAAGCAGCCGAAACGCTCGAAATCCGCCGCACTTCGGAAAATGCGACATTGGCAGGCGTCACCCGCACCATCATGCGTAAAATGGAAAAGGTGCTGCGCTGGATGGCTTGGTGGATGGGCGCGGAAAGCAAGGAAGACCCGGAAACGCGCTTTACGCTGAACTTGGATTTCACCCCGGCGAAGACGACCCCATTGGAACTAGCGGCTTATACAGCAGCGATCCAAGCAGGCATCATGACCAAGGAACAGGTATTCTACCTAATCCGCGATGGCGGGTTGCTCGCTGATACCATCACCTTTGACGCCTATTCGAGCGGCCTCGCCGCCGAACGCATTGACGAGCCGACCGCGCTGACGACTAGCCGAGAACTATAATGTCGATCAACGAGACGCTGCGCGACATCGCAGTGCGACACTCGGTCGAATTGCAACGTTTTGGCAATGGGCTGGCGCGCGACATTGTGGGCTTGCTCAACGACGCCGATCAGGCCTTGCTGGAAAAACTGGCTGCACGGCTTATCGCCATTGAAGAACGGGGATTCGACCTAGGACCAGCCAGCACCAAACGCCTCAAAGCCTTGTTGGAAGACCTGCGCGTCATCAACGCGGAAGTCTATGCCAAGGTCGCGGCCAGGTTGGAAACCGAGTTGGCCGATCTTGCATTGGTGGAAGCCGATTTTCAGGCTGCATCGCTCAACAAGGTCATGCCGGTTCAGGTCGCCACAACGGTCCCGGCCCCTGCCGTGCTGCGCGCTCTTGTCACCACAACGCCAATGGAAGGCGCGCTCCTTCGCCGTTGGACGGACGGTATGGAAACCGGGCGCATGGATCGGCTCAACCGGGCAATCCGCAATGGCATCGTGAACGGCGAGACGACCGATCAGATTGTGCGAACGATCAGGGGAACGAAAGCCGGTGCATATGCTGACGGCGTTTTGCAGATATCCCGCCGATCAGCGCAAGCCATTGTCCGCACCGCCACCGGCCATGTTTCAACGGTCGCGGCTCAGTCCACATGGAAGGGCAGCAACGCGGTCAAGGGTTGGGCGTTTTTGGCGACGCTTGATAGCCGCACGTCGATCACATGCGCGGGCTTGTCTGGTCAGATATTCCCCATCGGCTCCGGCCCTATCCCACCTCGGCACTTAAATTGTCGCAGCGCGTCCATCCCGGTCACGAAGTCCTATCGCGAACTGGGATTGGATAAGGACGAGCTGACACCAGCAATGCGCGCCAGCATGGATGGAGCCATACCGGGCGACATAACGTTTTCAGATTGGCTCACCAAAAAAGGTACGTCCATGCAGGACGACATACTTGGGCCGACCAGAGCAGGCTTGTTCCGATCCGGCAAGCTGACCCTCCAAGACCTGATAAAGGGCGACGGCACTGTGCTGTCACTTGATGAACTGCGCCGCAGGCACAAAGGCATACTCTCCCAATAAATAGGTGCGCAGACCCGTGCAGTCCACTGGTCGGCAGCAGCGGCAGTCCCGCACCTGATGTCCGCAGTCCGGGCATGGAGAGAAAAATGTCTACTGAGAACGAAAATACAGAGGCCAACTCTGAACTGACCACCCTTCGCAAGCATAATGCGGACCTCACCAAAGACCTGAAAGCGCTCCGCGCATCCATCCAGCAGCTTGAAGCGGATAAGGAAACTGCAAAGGAAGAGGCTGAAAATGCTTCTGCTGATGAAGTGACACGCCTCAAGAACCAGCTTGCTAAATCTGCAAAGGATTTAGAAGCGGCGACCAAGCGCGCTGATGATGCCTCCAAGTCGCTCATCACCTACAAATCTGAAACCGAACTCAACAAGATCATGATCGCTAACAAGGTGCAGTCAGAAGATGCACCGATGGTGATGGCATATCTCAAAAGCATCATGTCTGTCGATACAGATGGCACTGTGAGCCTAGACGAACAGCCAGTCGAAATGTTTGCAAAGAGCTACTTTGCAGGTGCGGGAAAGCGATATGTTGCTGCACCAGACAATAGTGGCGGCGGCGCAGCGGGTAATGATGGCACCAAGCCAAGCAAGATCACTCAGCCACCAGTCAGCCCCTCTGACTGGAACACCTTTGATGGCCTTCCAGATGCAGAACGCAATGCATTGGCTGAGAATTGGGGTCGTCCTGATCTACGTGTCTGAACCACGCTCAGAGACGAGGCAGTAAACAGCAAAACTAAATAACCGTGAGGGCCAAAAACGCCCTCACGGCTCTTCGTAACGGGCCGTGACACAGTCCGTAATGGAGAGAAAATAACATGGCAATTACCAACACCACTATTGCTGGATTGGCCGGTTCAGAGCGCAAGATGGATGTGCGCGTAACCGCTATCGCGCAGGAAACCAACGAACTTGTGCAGTCGGGTCTAACCGCTTCCAGCGCAGAAGTCTCCGCACTTGCAAATGGCGGACCACGCAAAGTCTCGCTCGACTATCTCAAGCCACTGTCCGGTGAAGCGTTTAACGTCAGCAACGACGATATCAACGATGAAGGCGACGTAGGCTCGATCGAGGGCGGCACCTATGATGCAATGCGTCTCGACCTCAACTATGCGCTTGCGACCACAGACCTGACCCAGATTATCACTCAATATGGTAAGCAGGGCGATCTAGCCACTGCATTGGCTGGTCATCGCAATGCCATTACCAAGTCGCTGTTCTTCTCAACCCTAGTTGGCGTTCGTGCTGCACTGGCTGCTAATGCGGCTATCACCCATGAAGTTGCAACTGACTGGGATATGGCTGCCATCTATGACGCTATCGCTACTGCTGAAGAGTGGTCGCCGCTGTTCAACGTACTGATGGTCAGCCACGGTCGATATGCGAAGCTACAGGCGCAGAATGATGGCTTTGTTGCTCCTTCCGATGTTAACACTCGCTTTGCTACCTATCAGGGATTTACGCTTCTCAAGACCAACAAGTTGACCAACGATGAAGCAATCATCGGTCGCACTGGTTCGATTGGCTACGGCGAAGGCACTGCTCAGCAGGCTTTTGAAGTAGAGCGCAAGGCGAATGGCGGTAACGGCGGTGGTGCAGACATTCTGCACTCGCGCTTCTCCCGCGCAATCATTCCACTGGGCATGGACTATAACGGTACGATCCCTACCACTTCGGCAGCGGTCAAGACCGTTCTCGAAGCCAGTGCTAGCTGGGCAAAGGTCGCACCGGACACACAGTTCGGCCTACGCTTCCTGAAATTCAACGACGTCTAATAGCGTGTGAACAAGACGTTCCCCGGCTGGTAACAGCCGGGGATCGCCACGACAGAACGGTAAATACCTGCGCAACAGCGAGGGAACCCAATGTCCATAACTCTTCTACAGATCAACGACGCTTTAGCAGCGCGAGGCAAGGATGCCGTGGAGGCATCGCAGCTTCAAGAGGCACTGGATTATGCGCTCGGCGTCTATGCCATTCCATATCCGATCCTGAACGCCCACGAGCCTGACGAACGTTTAATTGTCGGCATTGCGTTGTTGGCCGAACAGGCTCCATTCGCCGCCGTCCAGACCGCCGCTCTCAAAAGCCAGGAGATTGCGGGCGACGCGGGAAGCATCAAGAAAACATGGGCCGACGCACCGACTGACCCCTACCCGGTCATTACCGGCCTGCTTGCCCCATATTCGGGCCGTACAGCGTCATGCGGGATCTCATTTGGAGTTAGCACCCGATGAGCGTTTACACGGATTTACGGGCGGCTCTGGGGGCGGGCAGCGAACTTGAGGCGACCTTTGGTGTCTCAGCTACCCTGACACGGACAATCCCCGGCGTGCGTAACCGCGCAACTGGCAAGGTGGCCAGCGCGGACGAAGTTGTTCTGCCCTGCATGGCTGCGCGTGCGACGATCAAGATCAAAGCCGAAGATGGCACGGTATCTAAGGTGGCGGGTTATACGCTCTGGACCGAACCCAAGGCCGGTGACACGCTCACCTTTGCCGGTCAGTCCTACCGCATTACCGACATTGTAGAATTCAACCCAGATGGCACGGCCATTTGTTGGAATGTAGTTGCGGGGTCAGGATCATGAGGTTCGACACGTCAGACTTAATCCGCAATCTCGAAAAGGATATCCAGCTTACCGAAAAGCAGCTTCTCGAATTGACGGAGAAGACCACGCTCGACGCCCAACGCGACCTCATGCTGGCCACTCCGGTAGATGAAGGCACTGCGCGTCGTGGTTGGCAGGCAACGTTACCGACCAAGGCATATGAAGCAGGCGTGATAGAAAATGCCGTGCCGTATCTGGGCGCTCTAAATGATGGGCATAGCCGTCAGGCTCCGGCCAATTTCGTCGAAGGCATCGTGCAACGTTATAATGATGGAGGCGCATGATGCTGGCCAAAGATATTGAAGACCTGAACCAACATGCAATCGACGGCTTTTCGGTGTCTGCGCCGAACCTCGCTGTCTACATTGGTGATGAAGATGGGGAACCCGATGAAAGCCGTATTTGGGCGCGCTTTGTCATCAACCCATCGGACAACAGCCTAGCCACAATCGGGAACGGAAAGGTCTATAATCAGCTTGGAATTGCGACACTGCAAATCATGCAGCCAAAGAACCTGCCGGTAGCTGAGACTGACCTAGGTGCATGGGACATCGCCGACATTGCGATGCATATCTTCCGTGATTTTAGAGGCTCTGAACAACAGATTGAAATCTATCGCTGTACGCCGCAGCGCATCCCCAACGGCAGCTACCTCCAAATCAATCTGCTCATTTACTACCGCAGCAAGCATCGCACATAAGACGCGCTCAAACCGCTCATTCTGCATCCCTTCAATAAATATCGGTGAGGCCATTGCAGCCTCCTGAAACTATTATTTGGAGAGATGCAGAATGGCATTTATTAGTTCTACCGATGTAAAAGTCACGCTAATTCCCGAAACCGTCTTCGGTGCGCTGCCAACCACTGGAAACCGCTACGAACTGCCACGCAAAGCCGGTGACAGTCTGCTGGTAAAGGATGGTGGAGAAGTCGTTTCTGACACTATCAAGCCGGGTCGCAATGCCAATGGTTCGCGCAGGGGCAACCAGTCAGTCAGCGGTTCGATTGAACTCAACGCTATCACTGCTGGCGTGACCGACATGCTCATGGAAAGCGCAGTAAGCGGCAAATATGTGGCCAACGTGCTGAAAGCCGGAACCACCGATAGCAGCTTTACCTATATCGCGGAACTCGCAACTGACCTGTTCAAGGTCAACACTGGCTGCATGGCGACCAACTTCGTTCTTTCGGCAGAAGCTGCTGGTGCAGTAACCTATTCCTTTGACATCATGGGTGCCAAGCAGGACGAGGCCGCAGCAATCGCTGGCACATTCACGACCACCAATGTTCCTGATACCGCTTATGAGTATATTGGTTCAGAGGTACTGAACGTCACTGTCGCGGGTGCAACCAACCTCAATTTCACCAGTCTGAGCCTGAACGTCGAACAGGCCCGCAATGCGCGTAATACATTGAGTGCGGATTATGCAAAGGGACTAGCAGCGTCTGGCGTTCGAAACGCAACGCTAGAACTGACCTTCTACCGTGAAACGGGTGTGGATTATAACGCACTGCTGAACGGCACCAAGCAGACCGTTTCATTCGATGTTGGTACTGCTGGCTATGGCCGCAAGTTCACGATCTATGGTCAGGCGTCCACCCCGTCCGATGTCACAGAAGATGACATGATGATCACGGTCACGATCACTGGCGCATATAACAGCACAGAAGGCATTGCTCTAAAAATCGAGAAGCTGCCATAAACTAGCTCTGTTCTCCGTCATCAACGTCATCACTGAGCGGACCCCAAAAAGGTCCGCTCAGTGATGAATAAATAGTCGCGATGATGATTTCCAAGGAGACAACATAATGACTAAATTCGTTACCCCAACTCGTTACGATCAGGCTCTGGCTGATCAGGGCATCTCGATTGCTGTTGACGAGAACGGCACATATTACGGCACCTTTGATGTCAAGTGCTACGATCCCTACAGCCCATTCTTCAAGGTCGCCAAGGAACGCTATAATCGTAACCAGAAAGCAGAAATCAAGCTGCTAAAGGACGAACAGGAAAAGGCTATCCATCAGTTCGTTCATATCGCGATGACGGGTTGGAAGGACATCAAGAGCGAAGATGGTGACGTGCCGTTCACGAAGGACGATGCTTTCCAGTTCCTCACACAGACCGATATCGGCCTATTCGTATTCGGCGAACTGTTCGCACAGGCCACTGACACGAAGAACTTCAAGGCTGTGGATGATGAGGATGGCGAAGTCGATCCAGTGGTTGACGCGCAGAGCACCAAAAAAAACTAAGTGAATATCTCAAATGGTATCTAAGGGGCGGTTCGCAATTGCTAGTCGATTGCGCCGCCCAACCTACCAATGCAGCTCTTCAAATGCATCTGGCGGCTGCACCTGAGATGCCCAGTTCGTTCTATTGGGATGCCTATTGCGAACTGGAAACCGAACGTTGCGTCGGCATGGGCAAGGGACCGATCCCAGTCAGCAAAATCCGAGAATATGCGCGCAATCCCGAATTGCGCCTCACACTTCGCGAACAGCAAGCCTTCATAATTGTCATCCGCGAAATGGATATCACGGGGCTTAACGTTGAAGCCGACAAAGCAGCATCGCGGATGAAGGGAACGCAGAAGTCTCGGTAAATAATAGATGTCCGAGACTGCTAGAACCATCCGCGTAACCATTGACAGTTCTGGCGCACAGGCCGGAGCAAAGCGCGTCAATGCGTCCCTTCAATCCATAGGTAATCAGGCATCAGCCTCTAGCAAACAGGCTCGCATGATGTCCGACGCTACGAACGGCGTCGGGTCTGCGGCCTCTGCTGCTGCGAGTAAGGGCAAGAGCTTTACGACATTTCTGGAAGGTGTGTCGGTCAAGGGCAAGGGTCTCAAAGGCATATTGGAAGAGACTAGCGGCTCAATGGGCCGACTGGGCGCTGCTGCGAATGATGGGGCAGGTAAACTCGGCATATTCGCCCGCGCTGGTCAGGCCATCATGTCGATGGGCCTCCCCGGCATACTTGCAGGAATTACGTTAGGCTTCCTCGCGCTCGGCGCGGCTGGCATCAGCGCGGCTGCTCAGGTCGAAAAGAGCAAGGCGAACCTGCTTACCATGGTCAAAAGCACCACGGCGATGAACGCCGCTTGGGCTGGCCTAGTCGAATTCGCCAACAAGACGCCATTCTCCCTCGATCAATCGGTTGAAGGCTTCACCAAGCTGCGCGCTCTGGGTCTGGCCACGTCCGCCGATATTATGATGTCCTATGGCAATACGGCGGCGGCGATGGGCAAAAACATGTCCCAGATGATCGAAGCCGTTGCGGATGCGACCACGGGCGAGTTTGAACGCCTCAAAGAATTTGGCATCAAGGCGAGCCAGCAGGGCGATAAGGTCAGCTTTACATTCCAAGGCGTGACCAAGACGGTCGGTAAAAACAGCAAGGAAATTCAGGATTACCTCGTCGGGATCGGCAAGGTCAATTTCGGTGGTGCCATGGCACGCCAAATGGACACGCTGAACGGCGCGTTCGCAAATCTGGAAGACAAGTTCTTCCTGTTCATGGCCAGCATGGGCGACGGCATGTTCGGCGCAACCGTCAAGGATATGGTCAATACGCTGGCCGAAGGCATTGGTGCGATGACGCCAATGTTCTCCGGTCTTATGGATATTTTCGGCGGCCTGCTTCAGGGCGTATGGGAAATAATCAAGGGCGTGGGCAATCTGTTCACTGTCCAGTTCGGCGGCGCGGCTGGCGCAACGGCGATGATGTCCAACCTAGCCGTTGCTGCCTCCTATGTCGGCACCGTGTTTTCCGTAATTGGCAAAATCATCGGCGCGGTGTTCAGCTTCATCGGTCAGGCCGCTGGAATGGTCGTCAATGGCATCCAGTGGGCATTCGCTTCCCTGTTCGATTGGCTCACCCCATCATTTGGTGACACCGGGCAGTCGGCTGGCGAGAGTTTGGTCGGCATCCTGCGCGCTGCTGAATTCGTAGCGAACCAGCTTCCAAACATTTTCAAAGTCGCCCTGGCGGAAATAAAGGCCGCTTTCATGCAAACGGGCGCGGCGCTCGCGAAGGCACTGATCGGCGACTTCTCCGGGTTCGGTAAGATCGACCTCTCCTTTAGCCGTACCAAGAAGGTCGGCGGCGCTGTCTGGGAAGGCGCAAAAAAGACCTACGGCGACAAGAAGGCGAACCGCGCATGGATTGATCAGGCCGCTGGCGTCGGCACCAAGGGTGATATCTCGTTCGACGCGCTTGGTGACGGGAAAAAGACCGCTGGTAAGGACAAGGCCGGTGCAGCCGACAAGTCCGCCGCCAACAAGGCCAAGCAGCAGGAGGATTTCTGGAAGGGTCTAGAGCAGGAACTGGCCCTTTCGAAGCTGAACACTCAGGAACGTGAAAAGCAGGCGAAGGTCTTTGAATATCAGAAGATCGTCGGACGTGACATTACGGCAGATGAAGCCACACGGCTCGCAACCCTCATGGAGCAGACCCGCGTTGCGAAGTTCGCCACTGAGGCGCTTGAAGCGCATAACAAGAAGCAAATCGATTTCGCAAATCAGGAGGCTCTTCTTAAAATGCGTCAGAGCGGCGCATCGAGTGACCAGCTTGAAATCGAGAAGTCCGTATTGGACGCTCGTGCAGACGCACTGACAAAGGGTCTTACTCAGGCCGATCTACAGGGCGATATCTTCCGACAGGCAGAAGCAACGCTCCGTAGCGATCTTGCTCGCGAACAGGCCATCAAGAACCAGAACAAAGCGCTGGACGATCAAGCAGCGAAAACCAAGGCGATCATGGAAGCCGGTTCCACGTTCGGTAAGGCCGCACTGGCCACGCATGGCACGATTGGCCAACGTCGCGGTCTAGCTCAAACGGCATATGATGAGAGAGTGTCCGGCCTGAATGCGGCGCTCAATAGTAAAGACAAGGACGTAAAGATCAGCGCGGCTGAGTTTGCGGCTGGCGTGAAAAAGGCCGGTGAAGAATTCCACGAGACCATGGCTGAGATTGGCGATGAGTTCTCCGCCAAGATGCGTGATGTGGGCGACCTTCTTAGCGATATTGGATCGCGGGTCGGTGGCAAACTGGGCAGCTTTATCGACAGCATTGGCAGCGCGGCCAACAGCATCAGCAATTTCAAGACAGCCCAGACAGATATTGGGAGCAAGTTCGACAAGGTATTCGGGACCACGAACAGTCCGTTCCTAAAGGGAATGGGTAAAGCAGTCGGTGGCGCGGTCGCTGGCGCTGAAATGGGCAAAGCAATCAATTCCGCGTTGGCACCAATCGGTAAAGCGCTGGGCTTCAAGACAAGCAAAACTGGCGCGCAGATCGGCGGCGCACTCGGTAGCTTTGGCGGTCCCATTGGTTCTGCGGTCGGCTCTATTGTGGGGAGCATCGCTGGCGGTTTGTTGAAGAAAACCAGATATGGCACGGCGGCTATCGGTCAAATGGCGGGCGGTGAACTTGGTGTGAGCAGCCTGACGGGCAACAGCACGTCAAGGAAGGACGGCAGCAACAGTGCAGCAGGGTCGGTCATCAGCGGCCTACAGAGCATCGCAGCAGAACTGGGCGCTACGCTCACGGGTTCCCCTTCGGTGTCAATCGGCATGTATAAGAAGGACTGGCGCGTATCCGACACAGGACGCACAGGGAAGCTCAAGGGCAAGTATTCGGATGTCACAGACTTTGGCGACGACGCCGAAGCTGCGGTCGCATACGCAATTCAGGTTGCTCTGAAAGACGGCATCTTAACCGGCATCAGTGAATTCTCAAAGCGCGTAATCAGTGCCAACGGTGACGAGCAGGCGCTAACATTGGCTAAGAATTATGAGAACATCCTCAAGAGCCTTTCCAACTTCCATAATCCGATCAAAGGTGCAGTTGAGGAAGCCACTAAAGACCTAAACACCCTCGCGGAGCAGATGAAAAAAGCCGGTGCGACATCGGCTGAACTGGGCAGTCTGGAAGAGTATCGCAGCTTAAAGCTCAAGGAAATTCTTGATGACCAGTTGTCCGGTCTCACCGAGACTATGAAGCAGTTGAATGGTAGCGCGAGTGGTAAGACCCCATTTGCGTTGCTACAGGAAGACCTCAAGGGACTGGATAAATTCAGAGCGACAATTGCAAGCGGCGGCACCGTCAACAGCGACGAGTTTAACAGCCTTGTCCAGACAGTGATGGGCGAACTGGGCGATGTCTATGGCACAAACACCAAGCAGTATCAGGATGCCTTTACAGATTTGAAGGCGTTGACAGAAGCTGCGATGGGTAATGCCACCAGCGAGTTTAACAAGGCATCCGGCGCGGAAGCGACCACTGCCGCTGTCGAGACGCAGACGGAGCAAGTTACGACCGCAATTAACACGTCGAATGACCTTCTGACCATCATCGCTAACGCGGTGACTAATGGGAAGATGATCGGCGCAGCCATTACCGGACAAAACGGCGTCCTGCTTAACGCGAACTGACGTAAATAACATATAAGCAGGAGAGCATGATGCCAGTCACCAACACCGATCGAGCGTTGTTCGTTCTACATGAATATCGAAGAGCAATTGCAACTAACCCCGGCGTCCTTGCGCTCAATGATGGTGCGGGTCAGATCACCATTGATACTTCACTCAATGAGGCAGCAGCCGAAGCGCTTGCGGATAAGATACTAGCAGAGAATGAGCATCCTCGACTCTTTCAACATCATATTGAGGGTTTGCTCTGGCTGGACTTCTTCACAGGTGGTCCACCCCAATGGCAGGTAGTTGCAGAGCATGATACAGTGAATGAACCCATGAAAGGCATCAGCACGTCCATCGACTTCAATGAAGGTATCTCGACCATTGAGGTGAGAGGATAATGATCGACAAAGGCACAGTTTTCGTCCTGCCAAAGAGCGTGTCTATCACGCCCAGCAGCACCGCCGCCGCTACGAGCGCGTCTAACATGCTGCACGATGAGAAAGCCCTTGTATGGCGCTCCACGGGGCTGACAGGCACATATCTTATGCTGGCACAAACCGGCGCGTGGGACACGATAGCGCTGGTGGGAACGAACTTGCGCGCAACCGATACAATCCGCATTCGCACTGCCAATGACACCACGACGGTCACGACCGCACCTGCAATCGATCAGACTATTCCGGCCTATTCAGGTGTAGCGAAGGCAACTGGCGGTATGGTGGTGTTTCGACTGGCCAATCCAGTTACCCACACAATTATCCACATTGAAATAACATCACCGGGCAACCCAGCGGGCTATGTTCAGATCAGCAATCTAGTGCTTGGCACGGCAGTCGAATGGGATGGCATCGACGTAGGTGCCGAAGTCTCATATGAAAATCAGGGTAGCAGCTACCTGCGCAAATTCTCCACGAAGCCGACTTGGAAAATCAATCTGTCTGGCATGGATACCACGTCATATTATGATGTCTGGGAGGACTTCTGCCTAGCTGCCAGTGATCGGCGCGGCTTCCTCTTCATCCCGATCTACAATGATCCACACATGCAGAAGCGCAGCGCGTTCGTGTCAATGGTCGGCACGTCTAAAATGACATTCATCACTGGTGACATCTACACCTTAGAACTGACCGTCACGACAATCCAGTGACAATCAACGCGATCATTATCACCAAAAGGATCGTTGGCCACAGATAACGATCTGCTAGGGTCTCTTTGTTCCGCAAAACTGCCGCGATCATAACTGGTATAGCCCATACGATAATTGCATTTACAATCATCGCTTCTGGGCCACTCGACACAAACACTACACAAAGAATGGCCACTAGAAAGCTACTGATAGCAAATGTAGCGAAATTCACGAGCCGACCTCCCTGATATTAGCTCGGTGCCTATCACGGTAAATATGGGATGGGAAATCGAAATTATCTAATCGAAGTCACCCCGGTAAGACCGGACGGCCAACTTGCAACGATCCACATGTCGCGGCGGGGTGTCAGCAATGCTGGCGTCAATCTCGACAATAAGCAGTGGTTGCCCCTGCTGGAAACTCTGCCCACATTCAGCTTTAACCTGATGTCCAGTGGCCAGCTTCAAATCCCAACCATCAGCTATGGCGACCTAGAGTTCATCTGCTCCGATGCATATGGAAATGAGGAATGGTCGTCCTATGACTGGTCCAACGCATTGGCCTCTTGCTGGTATGGCGAAGATGGCGCTCCCTTCACAGAATATACTCAGGTCTTTTCCGGTCGGGTATCGGGTTTCAATCGGCAAGAAATCTACGCGAGTGTCGCATTGTTGGGCAGCGAAGCCGATTTACAGCGCCCAGCACTCTATGAGGAATATGCAGGCACCGGCGGCCTTGAAGGCGGCGCTGGCATCAAGGGCATTCTCAAGCCACGCGCACATGGCTTCTGCCAGAACATTGAGCCAGTTCAGATCGACACGGTTTACATGGTCTATCAGGTCCATGGCTATGGGCCGATTGCTGGAATCCCGACCGTCTATGAATATGCGCAAGAGCTTGCTGCTTCATCGGCCAACGTCACAACATATAATGAGCTAATCGCACTCGACTTGCAGCCGGGTCAATGGGCCACTTGCAATGCGCAGGGCTTGTTTCGTCTCGGTGGTCAGCCAAGTCAAAAGCTAACCTGTGATGTGCAGGGCGCGCTGCACTATGGCGTTTACACGAACACCGTCAAGACGATCACCCAGCAGCTTATTCGTGAAATCCAGCCAACCGCTATCTTCGGTACGTTCGGCGCGTTCGCAGATGCTGAATGGTTTTTCTATGCGAAGGAAGCAACGAATGTCGCAGATATCGTCTATCGCGCTGTCTATGAAGCTGGTGGCTATCTGTTCCCGGATGGCGCGGGTCGCTGGCAGGTCGGTGACTTCTATGCCCCTATAAGTCGTGGCCAGCTTCGCAGCGATCGTTCCACTCTTCCTCTCGTCATCGACCTCACGGAAAAGACCAGTACAGGCCCGGTTTGGAAAGTCTCGGTCGGTCATAGCCGTTGCTGGTCGGTCCACACCACGAGCGAAATCAGCCCGGCTATCTACGATGCAGAGGGTTATGTCACCGATGAAGCATTCCAAGCTGCACTGGACGAATTCCAGCAGACGCAAGCCGATGTCGCGATCCAGCTATCGCGCCTTGATGCGATGGTCGCAGATGGCGTTTTGGATAGGGCGGAAAAGAAATACTGGGTGCAACAGCACGCGGTAGAAACAGCCGATTATAACAAGCTGCTCAGCGATGCTGCTGGTTGGGACGTAGCCGCGTTCGCTGCGACCTACACGCTGCGGTTCAATGACCTGAATGGATATTTGAACGGCCTATCCCCGGCTTGGGACAATGGCAGTCACGACACGCCAATTGATCGTGTTGCGTTCCGTGGCGCTTGGGAAGCTGTCTATTCGGCGAAGATCGCGCTCACGCAGGAAATTGCCAGCGCAGCCCAGTGGGACAAGATCAGCGGCACGGGCAAGCCGGAAGATAATGCGACTGTAGGCGCACCAGTAGGTACAAATGTTGCGGGCAAACCGGCAGAAGCGGTCATTGACGCGATCACAGACGCTATCGGTGGTTTGATATCCAGCGAGCAATTGAAAGCCGATATTGAAGCCGCCGAACAGATCGCTGCCGATCTACAGGCCACATATGGCAGCACCGCAAGCGCAGCGGCATCAGCCAACGCCGCAGCCCAACACGAAACCAACGCCCAAACGGCATCTAATAATGCCGCTCAGGCCAAGACCGACGCACAGGCGGCCCAATCCGCTGCCAACGCGGCGAAAGATCTAGCCGTCTCCGCTAAAGACGGAGCAGCAGGATTTGCCGGAAACAGCGAGGCGTCCCGTGCTGCCTCCGACGCGGCGAAAACTGCCAGCGAAACAGCGCGCGATCAAGCCCAGCAGCAGGCGTCCAACGCGAATGGTTCTGCTCAGGCAGCGGCGGGCAGCGCATCGACGGCGACCAGCAAAGCCTCAGAGGCCAGTCAGTCGGCCAGCGCAGCCATGGCATCACAGGTCAGCGCATCGACTACCGCGCAGGCGCTCATGCCGTCCACATTCGGCGACATCAAGAATTGGACGTGGAATTGGGGCGAAGGCAACGGCGATCTATCAACCGACAACAGGCACTGGGCCTATGACCACGGTACGCTTGGGCGCATCCTTGATGTCTATAACGTCCCGCATTTTAGCCCACATATCGTTCCCAAGGGCCGCATCGCGCTCGTGCGCGACAAAGTATATCGCATCACCGTCAAATGGGCGCTGACCGGCGGGCAGCTTGGCTCTCCCGTCAATGCGTGGCTCTTCGCCATTGGTATCAGGCCCGATAGTGCGACGACTGGTGATTACTGGAACAGCATCAACACCCCGCTCCAGATATCTGAGGGTCAGACTGGTTGGGGTAATTTCTGGGCTACTCACACACTTGAAGTTCACACCAACTCTTTGATCGACAACGGCTGTCAGTGGACCCGCCCTCTTTTCCGCATTGATAGTCAGGGCAACTATGCTGTCCAGTCCATCGAAATACGCGACATCACTGGCGAGTATCATTCGTCCGGTTCTGCCAATGCGGCAGCGCAGAGCGCATCAAGCGCAGCCATTTCCAAGACAGGCGCAGAACAGAGCGCAAGCGCGGCCAGCGGCAGCGCGACCAATGCCGCATCCAGCGCCACTAATGCCGAGCAGCAGAAAGAAGCAGCATATCAGCAGGCCGTAAATGCCCTTCAATTCCGCAGTGAAGCAGAGACGTTCCGCAATCAGGCCAGCCAGTCTGCCACCAATGCCAGCGGATCGGCATCGAGCGCATCTGAACAAGCCGGTCTAGCTGCGAATAGCGCAGGGCAGGCATCGGGGTCTGCTGGCGCAGCAGCGGGTTCCGCATCAACCGCATCCAGCAAATCGACCGAAGCAGGCCAGCACGCCAGTTCTGCATCTGCCAGTGCGAATACCGCATCCACGAAAGCCGGAGAAGCAGCGGGGTCGGCCAGCGCAGCGGCGGGAAGCGCATCGGGCGCGTCGTCCAGCGCGTCACAGGCGGGACAATCGGCCAGCGCAGCACAGAGCGCAGAAGTATCGGCCACGACCGCCGCACAGGCTCTTATGCCTGCCACATTCCAGAGCCTCAAGAATTGGACTTGGGATTTTGGCGGCGGCACGAACACTCTCGAAAGTGATGGTCGATACAGCGCCTATGACCACGGCACCTACGGTCGTATTCTCCAAGTCCAGAACAACCCGACCTTTTCGCCGCATATTTCGACCAAGGGGCGTCTCCCACTCGTCCGCGATCATGTTCTTCGCATTACCGTTAAGTGGTTGCTGGCCGCGCAACATGAAAACGACACACAGCGAAATGCCGCCATCTACGCCATCGGTATCAAGCCTGATGGCAGTCAGTGGAACAACGTCAACACCGGCGTTGCGATCTTGCAAGGTCAGTTAGGCTGGGGCAGCGCTTGGGCGACACATACGCTTGATGTTCATGCCAACACTTTATTGGATCAGGGCGTCCAGTGGGTAAGGCCGCTGTTCAGATTGGATAGTCAGGGCGTCTTCGTCGTCCAGTCTGTCGAAATCCGCGACATCACTGGTGAGTATAATGCCTATGGTTCGGCGCAAGCCGCAGCGGGTTCAGCATCGACTGCCGCGATCAAGGCCAGTGAAGCGGGTAATTCCGCAAGCGCAGCGAACACCAGTCAGACGAACGCCGCAACCAACGAAAGCAATTCTTGGCTGAACCGTCAGGCCGCTGGCGCGCATGAAGGTGCTGCATGGGATCATCGTGTCGCGGCAGCAGGCCATGAAAGCAATGCCTACACCTATCGCAACGAAGCCAGCCAGTCTGCGTCCAATGCCAGTGGATCGGCATCGACAGCTTCACAGCAGGCCGGTCTAGCGAGCAATAGCGCGAATTCTGCCGGTCAGTCCGCTGGTGCTGCCGCTGGATCGGCATCAACGGCCAGTAGCAAGGCCAGCGAGGCCAGCCAATCAGCGAATGCGGCGTCGAGTAGTCAGGTTAGTGCGTCGAACGCTCAGGCTGGCGCGCAAGCACAATTCGCAAAGACCTTCCCTAACTTCGTCGGTCCAATCGGCAAGGACGCCTACGCATATTCGGGCGACAACGGGAACGGCTTTAGTTTTGAGAACGGCCCAGATGCTGGCTGGCCGCAGCCTTACATCACTGCGCAGGGTCCGGGTCAGGGCGGCACCTATAACCGCATTATGTTCAAGGAGAGCGTCCCAAAGACTATTGGACGCCGCTACCGTGTTACGGGTTGGTTCTACAGCCACGGCACCAACTGTGCCACGGTCAAAATCTGGCTGCTTCGTACCAATAATAATATCTGGGACGGAAACGCAGATGGGCATGGCGGCGATGCCGTAGCCATCAACTGCGAGAACGACATCGCGGTCAATAGTCCCGGTTTCCGAAAGATCGGCGTAGAGTTCACCGTCGATAGTAACTGGAAAAGCCTCTGGAAGCCGATCTTCGAATATCAGACAACTGGTGGTGCGCCGAACGGCCTCTGGCACATGACTGGCATAACCATCGAGGACATCACGTCCGAGAAGGCCGCAGCCGATAGCGCATCAGCGGCATCTTCCAGTTACAGCAATGCCCTTTATGAAGCCAATCAGGCTGGCATCCGCGCTTCGTCGGCGTCGGGTAGTGCCAACACTGCCAGCATCAAGGCCGGTGAAGCATCGAGCAGCGCGAGTGCGGCGGCAGGCAGTGCGTCATGGGCCAATGACAGAGCAGCGGCGGCATCGAGCAGCGCCAATCTGGCCGCTACATTCTCGACTGGTGGCGGTAATCTCATCCCTGAGACATCCTTCATCACCAGCACGGTTGGATGGAACTTCTATAGCCCATTCAACAATAACGGGTTCGCATTTGGACGCGATCAGTCAGGCGACGATTGGCGTCCGACTAACGAGCACAATATCGGCATCAATCAGCCCAATGGCGATACCAGCCAGTGGTCGCAGTTTCACTCCGATCAAATCTCAGTCGAAGGCGGCAAATGGTATGAGGTCAGCGCATACACCGCCGCGCATCGCTGTAATGCCTATGTCAGGGTTGATTGGGTCGATGCCAATGGCAATGGCATTAGTTCCAACTACACCGATACGAACACGGCATCGAAGCCCGGTGGTCGAGACATCAACGCTTGGATGCGTTGCTGGGGCAAAGCCCAGTCGCCCTCGAATGCTGCTCGCGCGCATATCGTGTTCGTCAAAGACCCGACTTATGGAGGTCAAGGCGACAGCTATGCGTGGATGTGTCGCCCCATGCTGCGTCAGACCTATGAACAGGCCAGCGGCCCAAGCCCTTATAGTCCCGGCTATGGCGCGCTAACGGCATCCGCGCAGCAGGCGTCAATCTCAACGAACCAGACTGCGATTGCTACAGCGAACAGCACGGTCGCAAATCTGACGACCATCGTTCAGTCGGGTAGCCCCAACCTGCTCCGAAACGGAGGCTTCCAGTTGGGGATGAACTATTGGGCTGGTACTCATGGGGGTTGGTCGCCGCATACATCAAGCGGCTGGGGTCGAGTGACCGGCAACGGCACGAATTTCGAGGGTTACAATTATATCGAGAGTGAGCGCGTCCCGATCTTTGGTGGCACGCATTACACCTTCAGCGCCGATAGCGCGTATTTCCTCCACAGCGGCGGCACCGGCCACGTCTATCTGGAAATGATCTGGTATGACGGCGGGGGCAATTACATCACCCAGCATGGCGGGCCTAGTCGCGCTGCTAATCATGATTTCAGCAATGATGGCGCTAGCCGCAATGCCTTGAAGATGACGGTTCAGTCGCCGGGCAATGCCACGCACATCATGGCGCGTCTGGTTGCTTACAAGACTGGTGGCGGCGTCAACACAATTAGCTGGCGTCAGGTCAAGTTGGAACAGGGTCAGAATATGACCGCCTATTCCAACGAAGCGTCGGTGACGACGATCAACGAAACCGTCACTAGCGTCGATGGGAAGGCCAACACCGCTCTTGCTCGTGCGGCAGTTCGCCTAGACGTGAATGGCTATGTGACTGGCTGGGAAGCCAACAACAATGGCTCAACCGGCAATATGGTCATCAATGCGGATAATTTCGCAATCCAGAAACCGGGTGGTGGCGCGAGAACCGAATATGCCAACGGCTGCTGGAAGGTCTTTGACGAGAATGGCGTCGTGCGCGCGAGATTTGGAAATCTGAGCGCCTAATGGCTTACGGACTAAACCTCCACAACGCGCAAGGCGGTGTCATTCTCGACACTACTCAACGCACTGGCCAGTTGACCGGCGTTCATTCGCATTTCGGCAACACACCCAACGCGAGCGTTAATCTCTATGGATCAATGACCGGCGATTATCAGTCGTTCACTGTTCCATATGGCCCGGCAAATAGTGCGCTCTGGTATGTGATCGTGACTGCGGGGACAGGTGATTACGAGAACGGCTCAGGCTACAGCCAGATATATAATGACGGGGAGACCATCTTCTTCCGCGTCAAAAGCAATGACTGGACCTACATCTATTACGGATACAAATAATGGCCTATGGAGCATCCTTTCTCAACGACGCGCAAGCGGTCCAGCTAGACGAGACAACCCCTTGTATGTCGTTGATCGCCCGTGGGCAGATCAACCCATCTAACGAGAGCAATGGCAGTGTTTGGGTGCCAGCAGTCTCGAATGGCCAGTATCCACTCATGGCCATCAGACCCACGAACATTAGCGCGGCAGTGGTTGGTGTTGAAAAGAACGGTCAGAATTTCCAGTGGCAGATTACCAGTCAGAACTCACCGCGCAATAATGGCAGCAACTGGGCTATCGACTGGTATATTTTCGACAAGCCTAATCCCACACCATCGACTTCTGGTTGGGGTCTGGAACTCTGTAACAGCGCTGGTCAGGTTACATATTCGTCCAAGCAAGGACCGATGTGTATCGCTGGAACAGGACATGGCACATACGCTGGCGGTCGCACCTATGCCTTCCATCAGAACCGGATGGCCATCGAGCGCGGTGCTGAGATTTACGATTTAGTAGAAATCGACGACAGCTATGGCAACGGTACTGGCCAATATGAAGTCAAGCTGGTTGGATATGAAAAGATCAACAGCGGTTGGGAAGTCGTGGGTAATCAGGTGGCCCAAGTCCATCAGAATGGCGGCGACTACTGGATTTACCCATCCGTATTGTTGATCCTCGATGTCACAAATCTCTGACATATTTTTGATTGGCAGCATGGCCGCAAAGCTGGGCGGCTTCCTGCCAGCATGGCGTAATGGCCATGTCGATGATGTCGATCTTGTCACTACAGAACATCAGGCCAGGTTGATCGCTCAGATTTATGGCCAGCCATTTTCACCCCATGCACCCGGCAGCGTGATGATTATGGGCAATGCGAAATTCGATATATCATATGCCGACATGGCTGAACGCTGGGCATTGCTCGACCAGCTTTGTCCAGCAGCGCAGCCCATTCTTGTTGCAGGACATACCCTGTCCCTACGGGTCGCACCAGCTGAGGTTGTATGGGCGATCCGCGCTTACACGGTCGGGCTAAGTCCAAACACCTACGAGAAGGGCGTCAGAGACGCTCTATGGTATGACGCGCTGCCCAAGTGCCTGACCGACGATCATATCCGGCTGGCCAATTTGTATCGAGGTTTCGGGCTACAAGCAGCAGTTTCACGGAAACAATGATATGAACGGCCAACATGGGTGGATGGCGGACAGTCCGGTTACGACGATCATTGGCGATAGCTGACGCTTGGCTGTATGGATTAGTCGGAATGCTGCCGTGCCTCTGCGAGACGGTTGCGATACTCGAACAAAGCACCCCGCCCAGTGATTTCAAACATGGATACCCATGGGACTGATGCGACAGCGTGGCTTTCACCAGTAGTGAGTACCCAGGTTGGGATCTCACCATCCTCTGCTTGATCAACACACGCAGCAGTGGCCTCAACTTTGCCGTTGATCAGTAGGGTGAGGTTCGCGTCTTTCGGCGAACTGAACTCCCAATCGATCTCGAACTTATCGAGAAACTCCCATTCGAGGTGCCCCCCGTTTTCGTCCTGCCGCATCGAATAGCGCTTCGCGGCGGTGTCGAAGAATGGGTAGAGGCTGTGTTTCCGACACGTTAATGTGCGCAGTTCATGCCAGACGAGCACGAGCGAGATTAGCAGCGGCGGGTTGCCCTCGACCTTTTCGACCTTTTCCCAACTAACTGAGCGTACGCGCCGGCCATTGATCATGTGATATCGGACTTTCTGGCGATAGTCTGCCTTCGGATCGTCCAGCTTCACCCATTGAGAATGAATATGCCGCGCACCAGGCTCTCGGTAACTCACGGTGTGTTGCCGATACCCTGCGCAGTGGCGCAGTGCGAGATAGCCAAGGTACAGGAGTAGAGGTAACACCCCTAACAATTCTGCCAGTCCCTTTCCGTCCATAGCTCCCCCTACCGATTGAGAGCCTTGTCTAGCTCCTTATCTTCTAGGTTGAAATAGTTGATGATGAACGGCTCTTCCCGAAGCCGAACGTGACGCCGAAGCGGGTCTGGATCCCATGATCCCGGCATCGGGTTGCTGTCCGTCCAATTCCTCCGCCGACATTCCAATATCGCGCTGGATCGTGTTGCGCGGCTTCCAGTCCTGAGCATCAGTCGATGCATCTGCGATTGGCAAGGTGGTTGTGTCTCGTAGGGTGAAACCACCGACAAGACCGGCAACGAGTGCCCCGACAAGAATGATGGGAGATTTGGACATGATCGCCCTCATATCAGGCAAGCGCAAATGAACCGCAAATTGGGGAGGTAAATACCTACGTTAACAATGACGAGGATTTCCTATGACCCAATACAGCAACCCCGATCTCACTCAGCGCGAGATTATCGAAAGCAGCATCCTAGCCATCGAAACGATGATGGAAAAGGCAGACGAAGCGGCGGCGGAAGCCGAAGCACATCGCGCTCAACCTGTGGACTTTATGACCAGCCAAATTATCAGCCAGCACGTCTCGATGCAGAATGGCACCAAGTTCCAGCTACAGAGCGAACTGACCCGCTTGAAGAACATTATCGCTGTTTGGGACGGTGAAGAGCCAACCGCTACCGGCACCCCAACGATGCCGACTGCGCCCCTGAACTGATAACCCTCCCCCGGAGAAGTGAGCGTTCTCTGTACGGTTAAATAATCGCACAGAAACAATCACCTCCGGGGGTCGCATCATGGCAAAAAAGAAGCCTACAGAAACATTCCAAACCGTTCACGCCGACACGCTCTATGCAGCGTTCAAATCTCCCAAAATGGCCGAACTGTTCGGTGTCACCATTGAAGACTTCGGCATTGTGACCATCACAAGCGCTGGGTTCATGACGGTCGAATTTGAAAATGCAACAGCGGAAAATCTGTCAGTCGATCTCTTCGAGTTAGCGCCGGTCAATAGCGTGGCTGAGCCTGAACTTCCGTTTGCGCAGGAGGGCAGCGATCATGAGTGATAGTGAAACCCCTGAGAAAAAGTCCTTCCTCAAAACCGTCCTCGTCGGCACCGGTCGCTTCATCAAAATCGCTTGGACCATTCCGGCGGTCAAAAGCCTTCTCATGACCAACCTCATTCGACTGGGTGTGTCGGGTACGGTAATCGCGGTAGCAGTGGCTCTGGGTGATGCGTACAGCACGGGCGGGCTTTAATGAGAGAACATGCTGTAGAAGCTGTAACCGCAGCCGGTGACATCGTTTCAGTCAGCGTCGTTATCGCAACGCTAGCTCAGATACTCCCCTCCATCGCGGCACTGTTTACAGTTATCTGGACAGCCATTCGAATTTACGAAACAGCCACGGTACAAGGCTGGCTAGGTAAAAAGCCCGATTGATAGAAAACCCGGAGAACAATACGTTCTCCGGGTAGGCACCGCTTGAGCAGCTCTGTTAAAGCGCAGCACCCATCAGTATTTAAGTGGCGGGTTCACCCAACGTTCGGCTTGTTCGGCTCGCTTCAACATCCATGACATGCGCGGCTTTCCCTTTGGTCCGTTGAACGACCATAGAGAGCCATCAACAGGAACGTTCCAGTTATCGACAGCGACCGGATAGCGGAAATTGGCACGGCTCAGGCAGCGGCGCAGCATGGATGATTTGAAAGCACCCAACCCAATGTCCCGACATAGCTCTACGATTATATCGAAACGAAACTGGGCAATGTCGGCCTTGATCATTTTACGAACGGCCTTTTCATAGGCATCCTTTGGTTCGGCCTCATCCAAAGCCTCAAGGCGCTTCCACTGCTTTTGTGGAATGAGAAGTGCAGACCCAGCATATCCCTCGCGCAGACGCTCATCAATGAACGACCCTCTGACGCCGGATTGCTTTTGCCACTGCTCTTTAGACTGGGTGACACCATTGATCGTTATATCCATGCAGGTATTTACACCCTTGAAACAGTGACATTCTCCAAATCAGCAGTTTTAGACCCGTTTGACCCCTGTTTTGATGCTTCTGGGATCAATACGAGTGCAGCCAGTGAGGTTGCACTTAAAGGAGAATATCATGCAGAAGATCACCCTTTCCCGTTTCGATAAAAATCGCAATTATGGCCTTCGTGACAGCTACATCGCGTGCGTCGATAGTTCAGCAAATTGCTATGGCATAATGGCCTACATGGAGAATAGTAGAGACCGCCTCATGCAGTTTAATGATGAACCGCGCGCATGGTCATTCGCGTCATGGAAGAAGGGCGAGAACACCAAAGCCAATCTGATCGAAGCATCAGCGATCATACTCGAATATCCGCTGTCCGCGTGGGAACGTCTCGCATCAAAAATGTTGGAAACTGGCTATACCCATTTCTGGGTATCGACAGAGACAAAAACAGCCAACACGATCAGCCTCATCATCCCGCTCGCTTCAAGCGTTGGCACTGCGCACTATGAAAGGCTTGCGGCTGTATTCGTGCAGAAGCTGGATGAATATGAATTGGTTGATGGATGCCTCGCCGCCACCCACTTGATCCACGTCTACGCTACCAGTGTCATTGATAAGGTCGAGGGCTACCGGGGATGCTTGGACCCTTTGCTTTATGTGAAGATGACCGCGAGGCAGTACCAGCGCGATGCAAAGGTGTTTTATGGCAAGATGCCAAAAGCCGCAGCGGTGCATTTGTCTCCACCAGTCGTGACATCAGCGGATTATATCACGGATGATAACAACTTGTTCCTGTTCCCATTGACCGAAAAGGAGCGTCAACAGCGTGCCACTGACGCGCTACTTGATAGCATGGGTATCAAGGAAAGATAATTCGTCAGAGGCCCGACAGCTATGGTTGTCGGGCTTCGCCATATCTGCGTGAAATGGTAAGTAGATGATGGCGAAAATCACATCATCTCTCATCGAACTCGACCGCGCAGCAGACACTCTATTGCCCCTCACATTCAGGGACAAAGTGACCAAGCAACCGATCGACATCTCTGGCGCGGACATCAAGTTCGTCGTCAAGAGCGGCTTCACTCTCATCCCCGAAATCGATCCCAGCAATCCACTGGGTCGGCTGCTTCATTTCACAGAAGCTCATGCTGCCCAGCTTAGCAGCAAAGCCAAACCGTTCATGGTCACGCGCACGGTCGATGGCATGGATCAGGTGCTATGGCGTGGTGAAATTGTCGCGGTTGGCTTCACGCAATGATCGAAGTTCAACTGGCGCAGTTCAGCGTAGAAATCCTAGTCGGCGATGTGCCGGAAATTGTCGTAGAGGCCACAGCAGCTACTGAACTGGTAATCGAGGCCAGCAATATCCCCGGTCCACGTGGGCCAGCCGGTGAAACAGGGCCACAAGGCATCGCGGGTCCACAAGGGCCAGCCGGTGAGACAGGACCGCAAGGCATCCCCGGTGACAGTATCACAGGACCAATGGGACCAGCAGGAGCAACTGGACCACAGGGACCAATCGGACCAGCCGGAGAAAGCATCACTGGACCACAGGGACCTCAGGGGCCGCAAGGCATCGCAGGGCCGCAAGGACCACAAGGCGAACCCGGAACAACGGGAGCCACTGGACCACAAGGTGCGCGGCGACAACTACGATGGCCGGTTGAGCGGCGACTATGATGGCCGGTAGGATCGGTTGTCTGGTCTGATCGTAGGGAGGGGCGCAGCCCCGACCGGAGAGCGGACCAGACAACCGGTGGCGATCTTTTTCCCCTTCTTTCGGGGGGCAGATCGGGGCTGTGGCGGGCGGTGGTATCGGAACACTCATCGAACAACGAGCGATGGGTTTGCGATGCCGGGCCACCACATTTCCGATCAGCAGGTATTTCTCTTCATGACCCATCGTCGCCAACACACCCAGGCCGTCGCGGCTGCCAAGGCCGGTATCAGCGAACGCAGCGCACGCCGGATCGAGAACGATCCGCAGCTTCCGTCCCAGAAGAAGAAGGAGCGCCACTGGCGCACCCGCGCCGATCCGCTCGAGCCATTCTGGCCACGTATAGAGGAGTTGCTCCAGATCGACGGTATCATTGCCGTCACGGTCTTCGAGACGCTCCAGGACGAGTTCGGCGAGGATGCTGTTCCCGATGCGATACGACGAACACTGGAACGCCGGATCGCCCGCTGGCGGGCACTGCACGGCGGCGAGAAGGAGATCTTCTTCCCGCAGCATCATGAGCCCGGTCGGCAGGGCCTGTCGGATTTCACGGTATGCGACAGTCTCAAGGTCACTGTTGCCGGCGAGACCCTGGCCTATCGCCTCTACCACTTCCGCTTGGCGGCGAGTGGCTGGGAGCATGCGGCTGTCGTGCTGGGCGGGGAGAGCTTTGCCGCCCTTTCGGAGCACCTGCAGGATGCGTTGTGGAAGCTGGGCGGTGCGCCGGCCGAACACCGCAGCGATTCCCTGTCAGCCGCCTACAAAAACCTCGACGCCGATGCGCAGCGGGATTTCACCCGAAGCTATGACGAGCTGTGTCGTCATTACCGCATGCTTGCTACCCGCAACAACCGCGGCGAGGCGCACGAGAACGGATCGATCGAAGGTCCCCATGCCCATCTCAAGCGACGGCTCGATCAGGCCTTACGCCGGCGGGGCAGCCGCGATTTCGTCAGCATCGAGGCCTGGCGCGAGTTCGTTGAGGCGCAGGTCGCCAGACAGAACCGGCGGCATGCTGCGCGCATCGATGCAGAACGCAGGGTACTCAAGGCGCTGCCCGCAAGGCGAACCACCGATTTCGCCATGGTCACCGTCGATGTCACCCGCAACGGCACCGTCGCCATCGATCGGGTTACCTATTCGGTGCCTTCCCGCCTCGTCGGACGGCGCCTCAACGCGCATCTCTTTGACGATCGCATCGAGCTCTTCCTCGGCCCGGACAGGGTAATGTCCACGCCGCGTGTGCGGATCAGTCATCCCCACCGGGGGCATAGCATCGATTTCCGGCACATGATCGGTAACCTGCGCCGCAAGCCCGGTGCACTGCGCAACCTCGTCTACCGCGAAGCCCTCTTCCCCGATCACGCCTACCGGCGGGCCTGGCAAGCCTTCGATGCCCAACTCGATGGACGGCAGGCCTGCCGCGATGCCGTCGCGCTGCTCGATATCGCCGCCAGGGGCGACTGTGTCGACGTGCTGGCCCGGCGGATCGATGAGGCTCTCGACAGCGGGCGCTTGCCCGATGTCGAGAGCCTCAGGGACGAGTTCCTGCCAACCGCAAGATCGCAGCGCGATGTCGCTATCCCGCCACCCGATCTGCACAGCTACAACAGCCTGATCGCCAGCGGGGAGGTGCACTGATGACCCGCACCAAGGATCAGGCCGCCGCCGTACTGCCTACCCTGCTGAAGGCCTTGCGCCTGCCGAGCATCAACCGCAACTGGAAGCGCCTCACCGACACCGCCGATCGCGATGGCTGGCCGGCCGCCAACCTGCTGGCCTCGCTTCTCGAGATCGAGATGGCTGATCGCTCCTCCCGGCGCATCCAGCGCCATCGCGACCAGTCCGGCTTGCCCGCAGGCAAGACCTTCGCCACCTTCGATTTCGACGCCGCCCCCGGCATCCGCAAACCGCACCTCTTGTCCCTCGCCGCCGGTGACGACTGGATCGAGAACGGCGGCAACCTGCTGCTGTTCGGCCAGAGTGGGACCGGCAAGACGCACGCAGTTGCCGCCATTGGCCATGCCCTCATCGACACGGGGCGGCGCGTCCTGTTCTGCTCCACCACCGACATGGTCCAGAAGCTCCAGTCCGCGCGCCGCGACCTCAGCCTGCCCGCCATGCTCGACAAGCTCGACAAGTTCGATCTCATCGTGCTCGACGATCTGTCCTACGTCCGCAAGGACCAGGTCGAGACCAGCGCCTTGTTCGAGCTCATCGCCCACCGCTACGAACGCCACTCGCTCGCCATTACCGCCAACCAGCCATTTTCGGCATGGGACAACGTCTTCCCTGATCCCGCCATGACTGTCGCCGCGATCGACCGCCTCGTGCACCACTCGACCATCATCGAGATGAACGGCGAAAGCTACCGCAAGCGTTCCGCCGTCGCCCGCATCAACGCCGGCGATTACGACCCGCCCAATGGCGCCCCGGACCGGCCATCATAATTGTCGCTGGCTTCGCGCTCGGGAGCACCCTTGCTGAGGCAACGGGTAATTGTCGCCAGCGGCAATTACATGCCAACCATCCCATGCGCTTCAAACCCTCGCTTCCGGCCAGCGCCAGCGACAATTACCCAGCGTCGTAATTGTCGCTCGACGGTTGCTCCTCGCAACAGCAAATGGTAGCCAGAATTCACCAACCGGCGCGGCCACCTATCGGCCATCAAAATTGACGCCGACCGGACACCGTAATCGTCGCGCTACACACAAGGCGAACCCGGAACACCGGCACCAGTGGGCTTACCAACACTCGATGCGTTGGCCATTTACGGCGATGGCAGCGATGGCGATGTTACAATCGCGAGTTTGGTCAACCTGACCCGTGACATGTATTATAACAATCTGACCATCACTAGCACGGGCATACTCAACACCACGATGTTCCATGTCTATGTGGCTGGCACTCTCGATCTATCAGATGCAACAGCCAACAGCATCCGACCAAACGTCACCGGCAACGGACAATCGAGCGGCAGCGCAAGTGGCGGCACATCAGGCGCAGTAACGGGTTCCTCGGCATCAACCAGCGTAGGCGCTTCTGGCGTTGCTGGTGGCGCAAGCACGGCCACGACAGGAAACAACGGCTCATCAGCGGGCAGCGTCGCAATCCTTGGTGGTGGTCATGGTGGCATGAGCGGTGCAGGCGGCGATGGCGTGAATACCGCAGGCTCAAGTCGTGCAGTGAACGCTTCGGTGCCTTTCGCAGTCCGTCGATATGTCGCAAGCCTTGTTCGTGGCATCGTGTTCGTAGCTGGTGGTCAAGGTGGCAGTGGCGGCAGCGGTGGTGGCGGTAACGGCACAAATACCGGCGGTGGCGGTGGCGGCGGTGGAGCCGGTGGTGCGAACGTTTATCTAGCAGCCCGACATATCATCCCCGGCAGCACCACAGGCGTAATCACCAGCCGTGGTGGCAATGGTGGCAACGGAAGAACCGCAAGCACCTCAGGAACAGGTGGCGGTGGTGGTGGAGCCGGTGGCGGCGGTGGAATGATCTATCTGGTCTACCACACCACATCAGCCGATCACCCAACGCTCATTACGAGCGAAGGCGGCACCGGTGGCAGCAGCGGCGGCGGAGCATCAGATGCGAAAGCTGGACGCGGTGGCGGCGGTGGTGGATCGGGACTGATAGTCGTCATCAACACCACGACAGCGACCCTCGTGGAAACTGCTCGTTTGGTCGGCACAACGCCGCCAACAAATAGCACCAACATCAGCGCACCGGGTCTTGCTGGTGAAATCGGAACAGGCGGGGTTTGGCTATGA